TCTAATTGTTTTTCATTTACATCAATTAAATCTTTCATTAACATTTGTAAAAGAAATAGGTTTACATTAGCTTGTTCAAAACCAGTAGATGTAGCAGCTACTACATCCTCATTACTAGCTGATAAATTTAGACCTGGGTAAGCAGCATCTAATTTTGCAGCCATTGCTGTAGATTGGGCGGCTTGTGATAAAAATTCTGCACCTGTTCTATCCCTAAAATCTTTTAGAGTAAGTCCTCCACCGGCAGCAGCTGTACCAGCAATAATTCCTTTCTCTGTTAATTCTGCTAATGTTTCTGAAAACGATGATTGTCTAATACCCTCTACTAAATTTAGACCAGTACCATCCTTTAATTCTACAAAGAATGGTTCAAAAGTACTTACCCAATCAACTTGATCTACACCATCAGCAAGTCCAGAAGAAACTAATGAACTAAAGTATTCAGTATCTTTCCCTTTTGCACCAGATAGTACTGTTTGAAGATCAGGCTGACTTAATCCAGAAGCATCTATTACATTCGGCTGAATCATTCTGCCCATTGCAATTTGTTCTTGTGATAATTGTATAAACTGCTCTAAAGCAGTATTAGAATAATTAAGGGAGTCTCCTAATTCTTTACTAGTAAATTCTACCCCTCCTATCTCGAGCTTTCCTCCAGCTTCCTCAGCTCGTGCTAGTGCGTCTGTAAACATGTTTATATCTGCTGTCATTTCAAATAATGCAGTCTTTTCCTCAGCAGTAGCATATACTAAAACATCTGCTAGTTCCTCAAATGATTTCATTACCTCATCTGCTGGTGCTGATAAGTCACCAGTCAATGAGTATAAACTAGTTATACTAAGGCTAAGGCCATCAATAGAATCTTTTGCATCTTTATATCCTTTTCCACTTAGCTCACCAACAGCTCTTTGTTGTCTAGCTTGTTCTGTTAATTTAGCTTTAAGAGAATCTAACTGAGCTCCATAATCCTCAGCTAGTTTTATTTGTGCTGTGGAGCCTTCACCACCAACTTCCGTATTAGTAGTACCTGATAATTTTCTAAGATCATTAATTCTATCTATATACTCTTGAGAATCTCCACGCATTCTTGCCCCTACTAATAAGGATTGCTCTCTTGTTAATCCTGATTCCTGTTCAGTGCCCGGAAGTGCGGCGTAACCAGCAGAGATTCCTTGAATTAATAATGCACCTAATTGTCCTATAAATGGTTTTGTTTGTCCTCCCCCTGTTTCTAAATCACTAAATAAGGACTTCTGTTCTTCTGCTATTGCTTTTCTTAGAGGATCTACAAATTCATCTACATCCTCTGATGGTTTTGTGAATATGGGGCTAAACAAATTATCAAATTCATTCTCATAATTTAATACATTAGAAACAAAAGCATCACCTGCGGCTACACCAATCATTGCCCCAATGGTAGCCGCCTGTGGGCCAAACGCAGCTCCAATAGCTAATCCTATAGCGCCACCTACAACATTTCCAGCAGCTTCATCTTTCTTTCCTTGTAGTAAATTACTACCAGCAGCAAGGCCGATAGCAGGTAATCCTAATCCAGTTGCTCTCACTGTTTTAGATAGAAATGCCGCAGATGGGTCAGTAAAACGCCCCGTCCCCATAAGAGATGTAAGAGTATTTGGCTTTATAGCACCAAAACCACCTCTAGAATTAATAGCAGACATAGCAGCATACGTAGCTATAATCACTGGTAGGGCTGAACCTAATGTTGTAGTTAGAGTAGTAAATACATCTACTAAACCTGTACCAGTGTCTAGCATTAATTTAAGGATTTCTAATACACCACCATCAGTTCCTAAAGCTTGTCCTAGTTTCTGAAATGCATTACTTAGTGCTGTTAATTTAGTCTGCACTGTTCCTAATTTAATTCCTAATGCTTCTTCTGCATCTCCATGTGCATTAGCTGATACTTTTGCTACTTCTTGAACTCTAGCTAAGTCTTTAATTGTTGCAACTACTTGTGCACCACGTCTTGCACCACCACCAATTGCTTCACCTATTCTACTTAATTGTGAATCTGTAATTACTCCAGCTTTAAATAGTTGGTTTATTTGTTTCATTACATCATAGAAACCAACAGCATCTCCAGATGAAGTTCTAACAGCTATACCAAATTGTGATAATTCTTTTTGTGCTTTATCTGTTTGGAAACCTGATATAAAAGCACGTACTGCATTACCAGCCTCAGTAGCAGATAATGTAGTATTTTCAGCAACTACTGTTATTACACCGTTTAACTCATCAATACTTAAACCAGAACTTTGAGCAGATGCAGAAGTAATAGCAAATGATTCTGCTAAGGTTTCTACTGCTACATTAGCATTTTTAGAAACAGCTACCCATTTATCTATTAATCCTATACCTTGATCAAATCCTAATTGCAACTGTCTTAATGCGCCAGCTAAGGTATCCATAGCACCAGCTTGATCTAGGGATGATAACTTAGATAGTATCATTGAATCTCTTAGTAGTGTTTCCGCAGATGCTAATCTTTCTGATTCATCTGTTACACCACCAGTGGCTCTAACTGCTAACTCATAACCTTGTAGAACACCATTAATAGATTCACCAGTTTCTTTAGCTATCCCTGCTGATAATTCAAATATAGTATTAACATCACTTTGTGCTTGTCCTAAAGATATAGTAACATCAGCTAACTTAGCCTCGTTAGCTATCATTATTTCTGTCAATTCACCTAACTTCTTTAAAGGCCCCCAAACTAATTGAATAGCTATAGACCATTTAATTGCTTCTGTAATATTTCTACCAATAGAAGATAAGAAACCTCTATATCTCTTCTGAGTATCCTGTAATATTTTTCCATGTTTATCTGTAGTAACACTGAGTTTACTCATTACTCCAGTGGCATCTTGTCCAGCAAATGTAAATGTTTGTATACCAGTAGACGCCTCTTTATAAACACTTTGAAGATTTTTTACAGACATTCCATACTTATCAACTAATGCAGTTACCTGTGGGAATTTCTGTTCTGTGTACATTTTAGCTTGGACTTTATGTGCTTCATCCCAAGCCCTAGTTAAACTCTCAACTCTATATTTTGATTTGTCTACTTCTGTGTCAGTACCACCACCAGGAGGCTTTTGTGTGGGAATATCTTCAACTGGTGCATATAAACCATCTGCACCCATTTTCCAACCTGGAGGTGCACTAGTAGATCTAGGAGGTTGTATTTGTCCTGGTGGTAATTGATATTTAGGACTAATTGGGTTTCCTAAAGTTCCCCCTTGCCCCATTCTAGAAATTTGATCATTAGCTAATTTTAATTGAGTCTCAAATAACCTTACTGATTTGGTGGCTAATTCTAAATCTCTTTGGATTCTTTGTATATTTCTATGTTGGGCCGTATCTTGATATAAATTTCCAGAACCTCCACCAGTTCTTTGCTGGTTAATAAACTGAGTATCTGTCTGATAAACCCCGCCAGTAGTTCTCATTTCAGCATTGAGTTCAGCTACTCTAGTCTTTAGGGTAACTAGCTTTGCACTAATATCTTCTATTAGATTTTTATAATCATATAAACTTGGCATATTATCCTTCTATATCTACAGGGTTTAATTTAAATATTGTTGGTTCTTTCTTATAAACAACTCTATCAATCCAACTATCAATATCATCTTGTGTACCATCCCATACTATTTCATCAGGAGGTCTTTTATCTTTAGATAGTTCATTAAATGAATCCAGTTGTTTTAGTTTTCTTATTGCAAATGATATCGTATATGGGAGGTCTACTAACTGTTTTATACTACTATCTAGTGGTGTTTGCAGTACTTTAGATACCTCCCATAACGATCTAATAGCACTACTTCTTGTTATTTTTTTAGGTCTGACATTGTTATCTGTAGTTCTAGATACTTATCAATGAACTGATCTTTAGCATAAGTAGGTATATTCTCAAATTCAGTATAAGAATTAAAAAACCTTTCTGTATAATTCTCATCTCTATATGTGCCAAAATAAACAGATTTATTAACAAATACCGAATTTAATTTTGATTCACACATTTTATTAATAACTAAAGTTTTATATTTCTCAATAATTTCTTCTTTAGTTTCCTTATTTAATGCTACCTTTTCTTTCTTTACTAACTTATCTAATTCAATTTTAATTTTTTCATATCTTACATTAGGATAATTATCTACAGCGGTTTGGTATTTTTCTTTTGCTTCTAACGTAGAATCTGATTTTGGTTCTTTTGGAAATGGAACTCTAACCTTCTTCTCAACAAGCTCTCGGTAATGGGCTAGATCTAACATTATTAGAAGTTCTATTAGATTTTCTTTTTCTGTAGATTCTACATCAGGTACGTATGCCAGATACTCATCAGAATTCACATCTTTAAACTTCTTTCTTAATTCTGCACTAGCTCTTAAGCCAGCTACTCTAGCCATATTTAATTCTGCATCCCCAATTAAACGCATATAAACTGTGGTTGGTTCATCATTTATCCCAGTTATCTCTACAACTTTTCTCCATTGAAATAGTTTTGAAATATCTATATCATTTACTTCTGGACTCATATTCATAATAATCCTCTCCTATATATAAAAAAAGGGCCACACCTGAATCTAAACATAAAATGTTTTAGTAAAGTGTGACCCCTTTTAACTTAATCCTTTTATGGTCTTTAACTAATAATATTTAATTAATTATTTATCTAGCGCCACTGTAAATTATACACTGTGCATCAGAACTCTTATAGTTAAACGAGTAAGTAGCATTGCTATTTACATTGCTGACGAATGAGTCTCCAACAACCTCAATAGTCGGTATATAAACGGTCTTTAATAGAACACCGGATACAGTTACATCGCATGGATCATAAATTTTTATTTCTAGTGCAATATCTACGGCTGTACAACCATCACCTACATCAAACTCCGTATCTGCGGAATCTGGATCTCCTGTAACTAACAGAGCAATCAACTCGATATCAGTAT